CCCGCCTTCGGGGAGGGCCGGTGACCGGGCTCGCGCTCCTGCTCGCCTTCGTCGCGGGCGCGGCGGGCTACGCCCTGGGCCGCGAGTCGCGGGCGTCCCGTGTGACGCCCCGGGAGGGGATACTGGCGGACACGCTGGTCCGGGTGGGCGTCCGGCCGCTAGGGCGGACGCTCGACAGGGAGAGCATCATCGCGTGGGCCGACGACCGGCTGGCCACCGGCAAGAGACTGGACGACTGGGACAGGGGCGGGGCGTGAAGATCTGCGAGTGCGGCGACGTCGTGAGGGACGACGGGGAGGGCCACGAGGACCCGTCCCGGGACACGCACAGGGCGGTGGTGGTCGACGTGGCGGCGTACGAGCAGGGGCCGCCCCCGGACCCGCGGGAGCGCGCGGTCGCGGAGGCCGCGGCCGCCCTGGTCGACTCCGCCCTACCCCCGCCGCCCCTGGCCGCCGGGGAGCGCGAGGCCGCCTCCCGGCCCGCCCACGCCGAGGGGGTCCGGCAGGCCGCGGCCGCCTCGGGCCGGGCCGCCCTCCCCAAGGAAGACGAGGACCTGCTGTGAGCGGCGCCGACCTGACCGCCGAGGAGCGGTCCGTCATCGCCCGGCTGGGCGGGGTCTGGGACGACCTCGTGCGGCACGTCGTCGCGGACGGCCCGGCCCGGGAGGGCGACCTGGAGGAGGCCCGGCACCACGTCCACGCCCTGCAGCGCATGGTCGCGGCCAACGCGGCGGCCCGCGCGCACCCGGACCTGTTCCGCCCCCTCGGCGGCGACCCGCCCCGGGCGACGCTGCTGTTCGACGGCGGGAACTTCGACGAGGTGCGGAGGTGGATGTACGTCCACGTCTCCCAGGTCGGCGCGCCGTCCGTGTGGTTCCACCCGGCCGGGGACATGCCCGAGCACGTCAGGCGCACCCTCGGCGACTGCGACGCCGCGCTCTGGCCCGGCGGGGGGCGCGCCGAGTGGGTGCCGGTGCGCGCGGGCCAGCACGTCGCCCGCCTGGGCACGGGCCGCTTCTCCGTCCGGGACGCGCCGTGAACGCGGGCCTGTGGGAGTGGCGCCCGGCCCACGCCGACAGCGGCTTCGTCGTCCCGGGCTGGTACGCGCGGCTCGTCAGGCAGCACGCCGAGGAGGGCGTCGCGGGGGCGGAGGAGATCTGGCGGGACCTGCGCCCGGTGCCGGACCCCCCGTACCTGTTCGAGTACCCGGCGCCGCTGCCCCCGGAGTGCGACTTCCACGCCGAACTGCACGACCTCGTGTTCCCGGTGCCGGACCCCCCGCCGCCCGGCCTCGTGGAGCGCGTCCGCGACCGCGTGCGCCGCGCGCTGGGGTGAGCGGGGTACCATGCCCCGCATGGGGCACGCGAGGGTCGTGGTGGGCGAGGCCCACGAGAGGATGTTCGCCGACGACTGGGTGGTCCGCGGCCTGACGGTCGCGGAGATGATGCGGCGGCACGGCTTCCGCAGCAAGGCCGGGCTGGAGAAGGCGCTCCGGCGGCTGGGCCTGCCGAAGCGGCCGGGCGGCAGGCCGCCGGGCACGGGCGTCGCGCTGCGGGGCGGCAGGTGGGAGCGGCGCGGGATGACCCGCGTCTGGGTCGAGGAGGGGACGTGACCGTCGAGGCCGAGTGGATCGCCGCCCTGGAGGCCGAGGTCACGGCGCGCCTGGAGGCCGAGGCCGCGGACTACGAGACGCCGCTGCTCCTGGCGCAGGCGCTCGACGGCGCCTTCGTGGCCCGCGACCACCTCCGGCACCTGTCCGACCGGCTGGCGCAGGCCGTCAAGGACGTGGAGGGCGGCCGGAGCCGGTACCTCCTCGTGTCGATGCCGCCCCGGCTGGGCAAGAGCCAGATGACCTCGATCGAGTTCCTGACGTGGCTGCTCCACCGGCACCCGGACTGGCCCATCATGGTCCTCTCCCACGACCCGGGCCTCGCGAGCAACTGGGGCCGCGCCGTGCGCCGCCGCGTCGAGGAGCACCCGGAACTCGGCCTCGCGATCGCCGCGGACGCGGGCGCCGTCACCGACTGGGAGACGACCGAGGGTGGCAACGTCCTCTCCAAGAGCATCCGGCAGTCCGTCACCGGCCGCGGCGCGAAGGTCATGGTCCTCGACGACGTCGTGAAGGACTTCGCCGACGCGCACAGCGACAAGAGCCGCGAGTTCGTCTGGGACTGGTGGACCTCGAACAGCCGCACGCGCCTGCACCCGCCCGCGCTGGTGATCGTCATCGGCACCCGCTGGCACGAGGACGACATCATCGGCCGCCTCCGGTCCCCGGAGTACGACGGCGACCCGGACCAGTGGGAGGTCATCTCCTTCCCCGCGATCGCCGAGGAACTGGTCATCGACCCGCAGACCGGCGAGGTCATGGACGTCGCCGACGCCCGGATCAAGGTCGGCGAGGGCGGGGACGCCGACTCGTGGGAGAGGGTGCCGGACGCGCTGGGCCGCGAGCCCGGCGAGCCGCTGCTCAGCCCCCTCATCCCGGACGAGACGCCCGAGCAGGCCCTGGAGCGCTGGGCCGACATCCGGCGCAGCGTCGGCACGTACGCGTGGAACGCCCTGTTCCAGCAGAGGCCGCAGCCCTCGTCCGGCTCGATCTTCAACACGGACTGGTGGCGGTACTGGCGGCCCGGGGACTGGGACGACCCGGCGGAGTTCTTCGACCGGCGCATCACCACCTGGGACTGCGCGTTCAAGGGCGCCGACGACAGCGACTTCGTGGTCGGGGGCGAGTGGGGCGTGCGCGGCGCCGACAGGTACCTGCTCCGGCTGGTCAGGCGGCGCATGACGTTCACGGCCACCGTGGCGGAGATGAAGGACTTCATCATGGGCCCGGTCGTCGACCACCCGGACCCGGAGCGCGCGTCCGACTTGCCCGAGGGGTACGCCGTCCGCGAGGAGCACGGGGCCTGGGTCGTCCGCGGCCCGCACAGCGGCGTCCACGAGCACGTCGTCGAGGACAAGGCCAACGGCACGGCCGTCATCGACACGCTCCGGCAGGAGGTCCCCGGGATGATCCCGTGGTCGCCCGGGCAGGACAGCAAGGAGGGCCGGGCGCGCGCCGTGTCCCCGACCGTGGAGGCGGGCAACGTCTACCTCCCCGCGCTGGCGGAGTGGCTGCCGGACTACCTCGGCGAGATGCGCTCGTTCCCCAACGGCACCAACGACGACCAGGTGGACATGACCAGCATGGCCCTCCTCCGGCTGAGGGACGGGGGCGGCGTGGTCACGCTCGTGCCCCCCGGCGGCGTGTCGCGGCAGGCCGCGGGCACCGGCCGCGTCGGCCCCCGGGCGGGCGTCCCGGCGCTGCACCGCGGCGGCCGGGCGGTGGCCTCGAACCCCCGCGGCGCGGGCATGGCGCGGCGCCGGTTCCCCTGAGCGGAGGGTATCATGGCCGCCATGAAGACCCTCCTCGTCGTGCTCGCGGTCGTCCTCGTCGCCCTGCTCCTCCTCGGCTACATCCGCCGGGGCTGAGCGTGGCGAGGGTCACGTGGTTCTCCCGCAAGAGGCGGGAGGCCGAGGTCACGGTCGCCGTGCCGCCCGCGTGGAGGTACGGCGGCCCCACGAGCGACAACAGCCGCGGGTCGACCACCCTCACCGTGGAGCGCCGCGGCGACATGACGAGCGTCACCGCCGCCGCGGCCCGCCTGACCGACGAGAGGGTCAAGCGGCAGGAGGCGCAGTACGACTCCCGGCAGGCCGAGGCGTGGGCCATGTACGACGAGGTCGGCGAACTCCGGTACGTCGCCAACGCGATCGCGGGCCGGTGCGGGCAGGTCGAGTTGTACCTCACGCTCGACGGCGAGCGCGTGGACCCGGACGACGAGGCCGCGGACCCGCTGTCCCTGATCACGCAGCAGGTGATGGAGCGCATGGCGCTCAACCTGTTCGTCGGCGGCGCGGGCTACCTCGTCGGCATCCCCAAGGGCGTCAAGACCGTCGAGGAGCAGCGCTCCTCCGCCCGCGAGGGGGACGGCCCGGCCGCGATCTCCCCCGAGGGCGAGCCGCAGACTGGCAGCGAGTGGCTGGTCTGCTCCGTCCAGGAACTCCGCCGCGAGGGCACCGGGAGGGACCGCAAGGTCACCGTCCGCGGGGAGCAGTACCGCGAGGAGGACGTCTACATCGAGCGGGTCTGGGACCCGCACCCGGCGCGCTGGGAGGAGGCCGACAGCCCGGTGCTGTCCGCCCTCCCCGTGCTGAGGGAGATCGTCGGTCTGACGCAGCACACGGGCGCGCAGATCGACAGCCGCCTCGCGGGGGCCGGGGTCTACTGGATCCCGAACACGATCCTGCAGTCGGCCAAGGTGCCCGAGACCGAGGAGGGGCAGACCACCTTCTCGGACAACCCGGTCCTCAACGCGATCATGACCGCGATGCTCACGCCGATGCAGGACCGCTCGTCGGCCGCGTCCGTCGTGCCGCTCCTCATGGGCGCCCCGGGCGACGCCATCGAGCAGATCCGCTTCGACTCCTTCAGCACCCCGTTCGACGAGAACACCAAGGACCTGCTGGAGGCCGCGATCCGCCGCCTCGCGCAGAACCTCGACGCGCCGCCGGAACTCCTGCTGGGCATGGGCGGCTCGAACCACTGGGCCGCGTGGCTCGTCCGCGACGAGGTCGTCACGATCCACGTGGCGCCCCGGGCCGAGTTGTTCTGCGACGCCCTGACGACCGGCTGGTACCGCCCGATCAGGAAGCAACTGGACGCGGCCAAGAAGGCGGCCGACCCGGCCTACGTGCCCGTCGACCCGGAGCGGTACGAGGTCCACGCCGACGTGTCCGGGCTCGTGCAGCGCCCGAACCGGCTCGGCGACGCGCAGGCGCTGCACGCCGTCCGCGCGATCGGCGACAAGGCCCTCCGCGAGGCGGGCGGCTTCGAGGACGGCGACGCCCCGACCTCGCGGGAGATCGCGGTCGCGGTCGCGCTGCAGGTGGCGCAGGGCAACCCGCAACTCCTCGACAACATGGCCGAGATCGTCCGGGCGGTCGAGGCCCTGCTCGACGGCACCCCCGAGACGGGGCCGGAGGAGCAGTCCTCCGCCCGCGAGCCGGGCAGCCTGACGCCGCTGGTCCCGCAGAACTCCGGGCAGCGCCCCCTCGCCCCGACCGCCCCCAACGGCGCGCCCCGGCCGGGCGGCGCCCCGACAGGACAGGAGGGACCCGGTGGAGGACAGCAAGGCGCCCCCGGCACCCGCCCGGCGGCCGTCTGACCTCCGCGCGCTCGCGGCGGCCTGCGACATGGCCGTCGTCCGCGCGCTGGAACTCGTCGGCAAGCGCGTGGCCCGCGACGGCAGGAGCCGGTACGGGGCCATGCAGAAGTCCGGCAAGGAGTGGCACGAGGCCCACACCATCTGGCGGCCCGAGGCGCACCACGTCGAGGCCGCGCTGAGCGGCGCGTGGACCGTCCTGCCCCGGCTGGTCAGCGAGCACGGCTGCTGCGCCCTCGCCGACCCGGCGCTCAACTCCCTCCTCGACGCCTACGTCCGGGAGTTGCTGTACTCCGGCACGGCCCACACGTTCGAGGCCCTGGAGCGGAGGCTGTCCGATGCCGCGTCGGCCGCGTAGCGCGTACCACGGCCTCCTCGGCCGCAGGGCCCGGCGGCGCTGCCCGCACTCGGACCTGCAGGGCATCTACGGCGACGAGGTCGTCGCGGTCGGCTGGTGGCGCCTCTGGTGCCGCGGGTGCCGCCGCTTCGTCGACGGCCCGGTGTCGCTGGCCCGGAGCAGGGAGGGCGAGAGCAGTGGAGTCTGAGGCCCCGCCGTACGAGCCGCCGCACCTGCGCGGCCTCGTCGAGTCGGTCACCTACAAGCCCGGCTGGACGTTCCGGCTCGGCGTCTTCCGCGAGGGCGGCGAGCCCCGCGGCTGGGCGCTCTACGTCGTCTCGGACACCGAGGACTCCTACGACCACGCGCGCCGCGTCCGGGTCCGGCACGAGTTCCTGGTCCCGCCCGCGTCGTGGGGCCGGGACACGTGGGCGGCGTGGCTGTTCGACCGGGTCCGCGACGTCGAGACGCACGAGGCCGGGGAGTTCTTCATGCTCGACGGCTACCGCGAGTTCGCGCCGCACCACGGCAACGGGGAGGACCCCTACCGGGTGTGGCACGTCGGCGACCACGCCGCCGCGCGCAAGAGGGCCGGGGAGGGCTGACGTGGAGTCCAGGGACGAGGCCGAGGCCCAACTCGCGCTCGCCGTGGAGGAGGAGGCGCGCTCCTTCCTCCGGCGGGTCCTCGACGCGGTGCTGGCCGCGATCCGGGCGGGCCGCTTCGACGAGGCGCAGCCGGTGCTGGCCCTCGGCGTGATGCTCGGCTGGTGGGCCGACAACGTCAGCGACCGCGTGGTCCTGGAGATCCGCGACACGTGGGAGGCGGCCTTCGCCGTCGAGGCGAGGGGCGGCCCGCAGGTCACCGCGCGCAGCGACGCCATGGCGTTCCACATCGCGGCCGTCAGGGACCGCCTCAGCCGGGGCGCGGTGCCCGAGATCCCGGAGCACGCGTTCGACCAGGTGCGCCTGAGCCAGAGCGCCGCCGCGCTGGGCGGGTGGGACACCGAGCGGCAGGCCAGGGACATCGCCGAGCGGCTGGCGTGGGAGCCGGACAAGGGCTACTGGGAGGGCCAGAAGGCGTACGCCGAGGCGCGCATCGACGCGATCCTGGACCCGCTGGGCAGGCCCGGCGACCCCGCCCGGACCTACGCGCACAGGAACGACCCGGACGTGAGGGTCTGGCAGGAGGTCCGCGCCGAGGCCGTCAGCCGCATCAAGGAGGACGAGGGCGACTGGGTCGTCCGCGCCACGCGCATCGCCCGCACCGAGAGCACCGCCGCGTGGAACAGCGGCGCGCTGGCCGCGCTGGCGAGCGAGGGCCGCACCCACAAGCGCTGGGTGGCCACGACCAGGGGCCCCTCGAAGCACCGCACCCGCGACAGCCACCGGGAGGCGCACGGGCAGGTCGTCCCGATCTCCCGCCCGTTCCGGGTCGGCGAGAGCCTGCTGATGATGCCCGGGGACCCCGCCGCGCCGCCGTGGGAGACCGTCAACTGCCGCTGCACCGTCGTCGGGGAGGACGAGCCCGCCATGAAGACCGTCACCGCCTCCTCGCTGCGCGGCGAGCGCGGGCCCGAACTCGCCGCCCTCTCCGCCGTCGAGCGCGTGGCGCTGGCGCTGGGCGTCGCGAGCCCCCCGAGGGACGCCGACAGCGACGGCTTCATCGACGACGGCCTCCCGACCGAGCGCCCGAACCCGCTGGACGCGCAGGACTGGGCGCCAGCCACCGACGAGGAGCGGGCCGCGCTGAGGATCCCGAGGGGCTGGACCGACGTCGAGGTCAACAGGGCCCCCGGCGCGCGGCTCCTCGCCCGCGGCCGGGACGCGGCCGGGCGCAGGCAGCCCAAGTACAGCGCGGCCCACACCGAGGCGCAGGCGGCGGCCAAGTTCGCCCGCATGCGCGCCCTCGACGCCGCGATCCCGGAACTCGACGTGGCGCTGAAGCAGGACGACAGCGACACCGCCCGGTGCCTCCGGCTCGTCCGGGCCATGGGCCTCCGCCCCGGCAGCACGCAGGACACCAAGGCGAAGGTGCAGGCGTACGGGGCCACGACCCTCCTGGCCGAGCACGTGCGGGTCGGCCCGGGCGGGGAGGTCCGGCTGGCCTTCACCGGCAAGAAGGGCGTGCCGATCGACCTGCCCGTCGAGGACCCGGAGGTCGCCGACATGCTGCGCGCGCAGGTGGAGGGCAAGGGCCCGGGGGAGCAGGTGTTCCCGGGGACCAACGAGCGCAAGGCCAACCTCGCGCTGAAGGCGCTGACGGGCGGGAGCGACTTCAAGGTCAAGGACCTCCGCACGTACCTCGCGAACCGGCTCGCGCTGGAGGCCATGGAGGGCATGGGCCCCCCGGCCACCATGGCCGAGTTCCGCAGGCTCCGCAAGGCCGTGGCGGTCGCCGTGAGCGCGCGGCTGGGGAACACGCCGGACATGGCGCTGTCCTCCTACATCAACCCGGCCGTCTTCGCCGACTGGGAGAGCGACCTCAAGACCGGAGACTTCGAGAAGGGCCTCGACGATGTCTGACCTGATGCGCGCGTGGCTGGCCCGCGACCTGTTCGACGAGGTGCCGGAGGGGCTGCCGCCCCTGCGCCGCGAGGAGGACGACGAGGGCGGGCCGCTGTCCGGGCAGGGTCGCCTCTCCTTCGCCGCCGCCGCGGACACCGGCCAGCACTGGAAGGACGAACTCCGCATCCCCAAGGGGAACGGCGACGCCAGCGGCCAGTGGACGTTCACGCCCTGGAAGCACCTGGACCTCGTCCTCGCGGAGGTCAAGGCGGTGGTCCAGGGGGTCCTCACCGTGGAGAACGTCAACGAGTACAACGCCAAGGTCGGCTCCAAGATCGCGGTCGCGGGCACCGTGATCTCCGCGCTCATGGTCGAGGCGGACGGGGGCAGCCCGGACCCGAGGGACCCCGTGGTCCAGACGTCGGCCGAGGTCGTCGGGCAGTTGTTCCTGGACGCCGCCGTCGCGGCGAAGGGCATGGGCCTCCCCCTGCCGACCCTGGAGGCGGCGGCCAAGGGCTCCGTCGCCTTCGCGAAGTACGACTGGTCCCTCCTCGACGAGGACTCCGACGTCGGGGCCAACGACCCCGACGGCCTCGGCGAACTCCTCACCGACGAGGAGGCGACGGAGTGGGAGAAGGACCTCCTCGGCGGGGACCCGTGGGGCGAGGAGTACATCGGCGAGGCCGCGGAGAAGGCCCTCGCGGAGGTCCAGGCGACGCCGGTCGGCGCCACCGTCGTCCTCGACATCCCGTCCCTCGGCCCGCTGGAGTACACCAAGGTCGGCGAGGGCGAGTGGCAGGGCAAGGCGGGCACCGCGTCGCAGGGCCACTACACGGACACGGACCTCGCCGACTCGTGGCACACCAAGGTCACCGCCCCGGCGGCCCCCGCCGTCAAGGACGCCAAGGACCTCAAGCCGGGGGACGTCATCGAGGTCGTCGGCGGCGTCGCCACCGTCTCGAAGGTCGTGCCCGACACCGACGTGTGGGACAACGAGATCGTCAAGGTGTACGACGAGGACGGCTTCTTCCTCTCCTCGTACTACCCGGGCCAGAAGGTCACGACCCTCGCGGCCACGCCCGCCTCCGGCGGCAAGAAGAAGGGTTCGGACCTCGCGCCCGGCGACGTGGTCCTCTTCCCGGAGGGACCGTTCGAGGTCGAGTCTGTCACCCCGGAGGTGAACTCACAGGTCGGCCTCGTCATCAAGGCCGTGAGCACCGAGGGCGAGTCCAAGTCGCTGGACCCGAACTACGAGTTCGACGTGGAGGTCTTCGAGGACGAGGACGCCCCGCCGACCAAGTTGGCCGGGGACCTCGCGGCGGGCGACACCATCGTCGTCGACGAGGAGGCCGTGCTGGTCGGCGACGTCGTCATCGACTGGGGCACCGAGACGGTCACCGTCACGGACGAGGACGGCCTCACGGCCGCCACCTACAAGGTGGGCGACGTCGTGGAGGTCATGCCCGGCCCCGCCGCCGTGGAGGGGCCGCCGACCGTCCTGTCCTCGCCCACCAAGAAGGCCAAGGACGTCGGGCCCGGCGACACCGTCAACCTGTTCGGCCACGACCTCGTGGTCGCGGACGTCACCCTCGCCCCGGACCCCTGGGGCGGGCAGGTCCAGGCCACCATCACGACCGAGGGCGGCGAGACGTACGCGTTCGGCCCCGAAGACGACGTCTACGTGACGAAGGCCGCCGAGAACGCCAAGCACCCGAGCGCGAAGGGCTGGACCAAGGTCGGCGGCGCCAAGGGCAGCAACCCGGGCGGCACCTACGCGGCGCCGGACGGCGACTACTACGTCAAGCACAGCAAGAGCGCCTTGCACGCCCGCAACGAGGCGCTGGCCGCGAGGCTGTACGCCCTCGCCGGGGTGGCGACGACCGACCCGCACCTCGTCACCTACGGGGACAGCGACCAGCACCTCGGCACCGCGGCCAAGATCATCGAGGGGGAGCAGAACCTCGGGCAGAACCTGAAGAACCCCGTCCTGCTCCAGAAGGTCGGCGAGGGCTTCGCGGCCGACGCCTGGCTCGGCAACTGGGACGTCGTCGGCCTCGGCCACGACAACGTGATCACGACGCCGCACGGCACGCCGGTCCGCGTGGACCTCGGCGGCAGCCTCCTGTTCCGGGCGCAGGGCACGCCGAAGGGCGCCGCGTTCGGCACCTCCGTCACCGAGTGGGACTCGCTGCGCGACGCGTCCACGAACCCGCAGTCGGCGTCCGTGTTCGGGTGGCTGGACGACAAGCAGTTGAAGCAGAGCGCGTCCGCCCTCCAGGGCGTCAGCGACGCGGACATCGACGGGGCCGTGGACGACGTCTTCGGCGAGGAGGACAAGGAGACCGCGGCCCTCCTGAAGGCGACCCTGAAGGCCCGCCGCGACGACGTCCTGGAGCGGGCCGGGCTCGGCGCCGTCCCCCCGGAGGCGCCGCCCACCGGCCCGGCCGCGGTGCCGGTCGGCGAGAGCGTCCTCCTCATGCCCGCCTGGACCGGCGGCGCCAGCCCGGTCGAGTACACCAAGGTCGCGCACGACGAGTGGACCAGCACCGACCCGAAGTCGGGCGGCACCGTCACCAACAGCGACGCGGACCTCGCCGAGGCGTGGGACACCCTGTTCCAGCAGGAGTCCGCCCCGTCCGCACCCGCCGACCTCGTGCCGGTCACGATGCCCGTCGTGGCCAGCGCCCTCCAGCCCGGCGACACGGTCGACCTGACCAAGGGCGCCGTGCTGAAGAAGAGCGGCGGCGTCCTCGTCCAGAGCACGGGCGCCGACCCCACCGTGGCCGAGGTCAAGGTGGGCCCGAAGTGGGCGACCGTCACCACGACCACCGGCCAGAAGTTGTGGATCCCCGCGGACGAGCCGCTGAGCGTGACGCGCGACGTCCAGCCCACGACGTTCGAGGTCCAGACGCACAAGGTCCAGACCGGCGACACCCTCCTCCTCACCGGCCCGGTGCTGAAGAAGTCCGCTGGCAAGTTGGTCCCGGCCGAGTCCGGGAAGCAGGGCAAGCACGACGCGCGCCCGGTGGTGGCCAGCATCAAGCACGGCCCGAAGTGGACCGAGGTCGTCACCACGAGCGGCCAGAAGTTGTGGATCGGCTCGGGCGAGAAGGTGATGGTCAAGCACACGCCCGGCCTCGCCACCCCGGGCGCGGAGTCCCCGGCCACCCCCGGCGGCCCGTGGAAGGGCAAGCCCGCCCCGGTCCTGCCGCAGGAGCCGGAGGCCCCGGTCGCGGGCAAGCCCCCGGCCGCGGCGTGGGCGGGATGGGTCGAGAAGGTCAAGGCCCGCTACGACGCCAACCCCAACAAGGCGAAGGCGACGCTGGAGCAGAGCAACAACTGGTCGCACGTGCAGAGCGTCACGTCCGGCGACCAGGACCTCGCCGACCCGGCGCTGAAGAAGTTGCTGTCGAGCCAGTACCTCGACCAGGCACTGCACGACGAGGCGGTGGCGATCTACCAGCAGCACGCCGTCCTCCCCGCCGGGGCGCAGGCCAAGTACGCGAAGGCCCTCGCCGCCTGGCAGGCGCTGAAGGCGCAGCACGAGGCGGACCTCAAGGCGTGGCAGGCCGCGAACCCCTCCGCCCTGAAGGGCATGAGCGGCGGCAAGGTGTTCCCCAGCAACGACGCGGGCGTGGCGTGGGCCAACAAGACCCTCCCCAAGCCCGAGTCGCAGGCGTCCATCGACATGGTGAAGGAGATGAAGGGCAGCAGCGGCTACGTCAACGGCCAGTTGTGGAACAACGGCGGGAACGTGCCGGACTCCGTCAAGACCCAGGTCGCCGCGCTGGACGCCGCCATGGCGCCGCTGCCCGAGGACATCTACCTGTTCCGCGGCACGGACCTCAACGAGTTCAAGGGCATCGGGAGCGTCGAGGACCTGAAGAAGGCCGTCGGCACGACGTTCGTCCAGCACGGCTTCCAGCCGACCGGGCTCGGCGTCGACACCGCGTTCTCCGGGAACTCCGTGCAGATCGTCTACCGCGCCCCGGCCGGGACGATGGGCGTCTGGGCCCGGCCCATCAAGCCGCCCCCGTACGCCGACGAGCGGGAGTTCATGCTGGCGCGCAACACCCGGTACTTCATCCACAGCGTGACCGTGAAGAACGGCAAGACGTGGGTCGAGGCGGAGATCATCCCGGACGGCGCCTCGGCCGACCCGACCGGCCAGCCGCCGCAGCCGCTGGACCACAAGGTCGGCACCTACTTCGCGTCCCGCGCGTAACAATGGCACGGACCCAAGGAGCCCCAGACATGACGATGCAGCGCCACCCGATCTTCGCCTCGCAGGTGGAGAGCGCCCCGGAGGACTACCCCGAGCCGGGGCCCGGGGAGGTCACGCGCTGGTCCCTGGCGACGCCGGACGGGGAGCCCGTGGGCGTCCTGCTGTTCGACGGCGGGGGCCTGCTCTGGACCCCGGCGTCCACCGAGGACCCGAGCGCGCAGGAGCACGCGGCGGAACTCCTGTCGTTCATCCGCGGCAACCGCGAGCAGGGCACCGCGCAGGCGGACCTCCTCGCCAGCGTCCGGGAGGCGTACGTCGGCGACCTCGTCGAGGACACGGCCCGCCGCGGGCCCGACGACGCGGGCGAGTTCGAGGCGCTGCTGGGCCGCTTCGCGGTCGGCGAGTTCGCCGCCCCGAGGGCGGACCACTCCGAGACGGTCTGCGTCATGGCGGTCCCGGCCGCGGACGACCCCGTCCACGGGATCGGCCCCGAGGAGAAGCACGCGACCCTCCTGTACTTCGGTGACCCGGCCGATAGCGCCGACCCGGACAGGCTGCGCGGCAGCAAGGGCATCTTCAAGGAGGTCCTGAGGATCGCCGCCGAAGAGATCGGCCCGTTCACGGCCACCGTGACCGGCGTCGACGCGCTGGGCGACGAGGGCGCGACCGTCTGGCTGCTGGACAGCCCGGAACTCCAGACCCTCTTCAGCGAGATCCCGGAGATCGACAGCGAGGTCCACAGCATGTACGAGGACGCGGACGTCACCCGCTACCCGGAGTACCTGCCGCACGTCACGATCGGCTACACCGGGGACGACAGCGCGGGCAGCGAGACGGGCGAGAGCGTCACCGACGAGGACATGGCCCGCGCGGCCGACGTGCAGGAGGTCCGCTTCGACCGGCTCGCCCTCTGGTGGGGCGACGAGCGGTACGAGTTCCCGCTGGGCGCCGCCGAGTTCGACGCGCTCCTGGAGACGTTCGGCGACGAGCGGTACCAGACGTTCAAGGTCGCGGCGGGCGACCCCGGGCCGACCTCGAAGAAGCGCACGGGCGGCCCGGACAAGCGGACCAAGACCGGCGAGAAGGTCGGCAAGGACCACAGGCCCGAGGGGGGCAAGGGCGGCGGGGGCTCGAACTGGAACCCCGAGGACCACCCCCGCGGCGAGGAGGGCACGTCCGAGGGCGGGCGCTTCATCCCGAAGGAGGGGGCCGGGGGCGGCGGCCCGTCCAAGGAGGGGTCGTCCTCGAAGTCCGGCGGGTCCCCGTCGGGCGGCGAGGCCGGGCCGATGCCAGAGGCCAAGCGGGCCAAGGAACTCGTCAACGCGATCCTCGACAGCCTGAAGGACGTCCTGGGGCAACTCACGAGCAAGCAGGCCAAGGCCCTCGTCGAGCAGATCGAGGAGAACGCCGCGGCGTTCATCGCCGGTCAGGACGGCAACAATGGCAACGGCGGGGGCGGCGGCGGCGGCCCGGCCAAGGGCGGCAAGGACGCGCCCGCCAAGGGCGGCAAGGAAGCGCCCGCCGAGGGCGGCAAGGACGCGCCCGCCGGGGGCGGCAAGGACGCGCCCGCCGGGGGCGGCAAGGACGCGCCCGGCGGCGGGGGCGGGGACAGCAGGCCCGCGGGCCTGGAGGGCGTCATCGAGGGCGTCAAGGGGCTCCTCAAGGGCTTCGGCGGGAACATGAGGGACGAGGACCGGGAGGCGCTGGAGAGCGCCGTGGAGGGGCTGGAGGGGCTGTGAGCGGCGACAGGGTCCACAGGGACGCCGGGACGGGCGCGTTCGTCACCGAGGGGTACGCCGAGGCGAACCCGGCCACGACCGTCAGCGAGCCGAGGGCCACCTGGCAGGAGCCGAGCGTCGGCCGCATCGTCCACTACGTCTCGTACGGCACCCCGGGCGGGGAGTACGAGAGCCGGTGCCGGGCCGCCCTCATCACGGAGGTCGGCGCCTGGGTGACGACCGAGTCCGGCGGCGAGGTCGAGCAGGGCGGGGTGCGCACGCGCATCGTGCGGCAGGAGTTCCACGAGGACACCTGCCACCTCTCCGTGCAGAACCCCACCGGCCAGTTCTTCAACGTCGTGCCGTACAGCGAGTCCCGCGAGGGCGGCA